TTTTCTACACGCGACTTCTTGAAAACATCTTAACTTATTAACATCTTAACAAGGTTGATTATTTTAAAAACTAAATCAATTTTAAAGGGCCCCTAAAAAAAATTGAAGTTGATTTTCTGTAAAAGTATATAAGTATCCTACAACCAAACAAATACAGACAACAAGCAAAACAAAACAACAACAGCAACAACATGGTCTACTTCCCCGAACAGATTTTCAAGAATATCATCAGCTTCATCCCGCGCCCGACACACCCGGTTGCGAAAATGATGGAGTCCCAACTCGGCCTCTGGATGCTCGCCCTACGGAGCAACGACACCGATTATCCTCGCATTGCAGGAGAACACTTCAACATTCACCGCTGGAAAATTGAGAGAGAGAGTATATTCAAGGCGTTCTTCGCACCCAGAATGCCCGGTGATTATGACTGCGACCCCTCCGCGGTCTATAAACAACGACACGCAAGCGCCAAACGGGCTTGGACTGACTACCGCCCCACGGTAAAACGCAATCCAGAACTAATGACGCCCCTCATCCAGTCAGACAGCTGGCTTCCAGCACTACACGACAATCAAGGAATCGTACGGCCGGGCAGATGGCAAGCCTCGCTCAACCCCAAGGTGATCGGCAAAACCGCGAAGGCGATGAAGGAATATCTCAAATTGAATAAAATCAAGGGCTACTCCAACAAGAAGAAGCCGGAGCTTATCAAGATGTGTATGAGCTTCTAAATATACTTATAGGGAAAAGATAGGGGGCGCTATTTTTTCTATTTTTTTAAAAGTAAATCAATTTTACAGGGCCACAGAAAAAAATTGAAATCTTTTTTTGCAAAAACTATATTAATACCCTACGACCAAAAACACATACAGACAACAAGCAAAACAAAACAACCACAATGCCAAAGAACACAGTCAGAAAAACACAACGCCGCTTCGCCCGCCAAAAGGCCAGAGGGGGAATCAAAAAATGCACTCCTCTACCCGCTGCCATGATGGGAGATGGCCATAGTAGCGTTGACGGATTAGAAGCCGACGAGAGTTTATGGAAATTGAGCTGGGCAATGGGAACAGGACGCGCGCCCAAAAAAGAATATGACGGGAACAGAGCCGACACCCACGTCTGGCTCCAACACCCGGAAACCGGTGATATAATTGACCCAACCCCACCCGAGGAACGATTCATAGGCCTTACCCCACACTACAAGGCTTGGGAGGGACAAAGCCGACTTAAATGCTGTTTAGACTGGAAAAAGAGATGGGAGCAGCATTTAGAGTTAGAGGTTGTCCCATCATTCCAGGAGATAGTCGGTCACCAAGGGCCCGTCACCAAGGAGCAGATCCAGAACATCGGCGTAGCCTATCTCAGGAACCACGAGGTGGAAGCGCAACCCAACCGGTGCTACTACAACATTTTAGCAATCAAGAACAATCACCCCGGATATAAGGTGCAGTTCGGCTCAATGGGCTACGAGGTAGAACCAGGCAGAGTGTTCTGGGAGTTCGGCTAAAAAATAATATACTGGCGGAAAAGATAGGGGGCGCTATTTTTTCATCAGAAAATTGAAATAGATTTTTAAGTATTTTATTTTTTAATGGTCTACTTTCCAGAAGCAGTATTTAAACATATCATTAGTTTTCTGCCCCGTCCATGCCAGGTATTAGCAAGAAAAATAAAACATATACTCCCCCGTATTCTTGAAGACAGGGGAAAAAATTATAGAGGTGTTTGGCGGCATTTAGATTATAGAGAATATATAGTTATGGTGGCCGAGGCCCACACCAATCCACTTTACTTCTCCATTCCTTGGGCACACACACAACGAGCCGATATGTTATGCAAATTGTCCCCGAATTGGCACGGACCCCCAGATGATATAAACATCACCGTCAAATCCTTAAAAGCCTATCTTAAAATGAATAAAATTAAAGGACTCTCTAAAAAGAGATACGCAGAGCTCGTCGCCATGTGTATTAGCTTCTAATCATCGTAAAATTGAATCTCATCAGGAATATCAAAACCCATAATTTTATATTTAGGAACTTTATGATGCAAAGTCATAAAACTAACATACCTCTTACTTGTGAGAATATCATACATATCATCATAATCAAATTCTGCCTTCCTTATATCGTGTAAAATAGTTGGAGGCGGGTCAACAATCAGATTTTTACATAATGTATTTATTAGCTGTAAAGCGGCCCGCTTACCCCGAGCGTGTGAGATTGATAATCTGGGATATAGGGCGTTTTTAGGAAAAATAATTAACCCGTCCACTACAAGACTATTATACTTATTTACTACATCTTTAAAATTTTCTAATAATATCTGATCGCTGGGTGTCTGGGCGTAATACATATATATTAGTAATAATAAAATAATTATTATATTTTAACAAAATATATGGTAAAAGGTTGTATGGGAAGTGGATTCGGAGGTTATGTTGTAAAAGACCACCCAATAGAGTATAGAAAGGCTTACTATAAAGCTAATAGACTGCGAATATCTAAATATCAAGCCGGTTATTATCAGCGTAATAAAGAGAAACTACAAGGCAAGTCCAGAGAATACTACACTAAAACAGATGAGGATGGATTAACCTACTATCAGAGAAATAAGGAAAAATTTAAAGAGTATCAACAAGCATATCGCGAGGCTAAAAAGATGGAGCGTGAGTTGAGTAAAAATGAGTAAAATAATCTCTGTATCTAAAATATATGAATTTAATTAATGGCGATTGTTTAGAAGAACTCCCTAAATTACCGGATAAGTCCGTTGATTTATTTTTTTTGGATTTACCTTACGGCCAGACAGCGTGTAAATGGGACGTAAAAGTAGACCTAAATAAATTATGGGCTGAATTAAAACGTTTAGCCAAAAATGAGAGAACACCATTTTTTTTTAGTTGTACTACTAAATTCGGTTATGAGTTAATTAAGTCTAATCCATCTTGGTTTAGGTGGGATCTTGTATGGAAAAAGAATAGAGCCTCTGGATTTTTAAATGCATATAAACTACCCATGAGGCAACACGAGATGATTTACTGCTTCTCTAAAAAATGTCCCGAATATGATACGAGCTCTCATACAGAGAAAACCGTAAAAGCCGTTAAGGATAGTAAAAAAGCTGAAATTTACGGCGTTAGGCGCGCGGCAACTAACACAGTTCATAAGGATAAACTACCTACAAGCGACGTCACTCCGGAGGAAGAGCATGAGATGGTATATTGTTTTGCTAAAAAAACACCGGCATACGATACAAGCTCTCATACAGAATATACAGAGGATACAGAGCAAGAGATTAATACAGAACATTATAAAAAAAAAAAATAATGTCGTTGTCCCTAAACGCCATAAAGTTAAACTACCATCAAGCGATATAACACCTACTGAACTAAAAAATAGTGTATATAGAAAAGGAGATGGAACCGATTCAACTTTATACAGATCTAAAACAACGGGTACCAAAATGCCTACAAGCGACGTCACCCCCGGCACTTGGTGCGAATATAAATTAGATGAAAAAACAGGACATCGGACAGCTAAACCAGTTAAGCTTATGGAGTTTATTTTAAAATATTGGACGAAAGAGAATGATGTTGTATGTGATCCAACCGCGGGCTCGGGCTCTATGGGTTTAGCTTGTAAAAATATGAATAGAAAATTTATAGGTATTGAGAAAGATGATTCTATCTATGAGCTTATGCAAAAACGTATTCATTCATAACTTGACTTGTTCTGGTTGATTGCTTCTTTATAATATGCGAGTGTATCAGAGCGGGTTCCCTTAATAGCTTGATTGCGACAAACACCACAGGCTCTCAATTGTGTCCCTACATTCACCATCAGCGCGCAGGTCATACAGATAGGATGCGCGTGCGCACAGGTAAAGAATGTGATCTGCGGTTTTCCAGCCGGGATAGTCTCCATGCATAAATAACATTCAGGGAGATCCGATGTATCAGGTAGTGAGGCAATCAGGCCCCAACATTCATCAATTTTATTCTGTGGGTCAATAGGCGCCGGGTTAGGGCTATTCATTATATCAGGGGTGGGATGCATGAGAGCGTGCAATGTCTGCGCGTCTCTCCGCTCATTCTCTTCATTAGTATTATGTCTATTAGTCCAAAATAAGGTCTTGCGATTGAACTCTCTCTCACGAGCCTCCTTATAATTCACGTGAAAGTGATCGTGGACCGCCTTCCTACCAATCTGTATCACGTCAACATTATCCCATTTAGTGTCGGCTCGGCACCAGTTCCTATCATTACGCTCCATCCTCTTTATTTTATTTAACTCCCAGGACTTCGTAGTAGCAAAATGACTATCTATACCTATCAGAAATAATAACTTGGTTGTATTCATAGCGAAATAAGTAGGGAAGAATGTCGCAATTGTGCTGGGACAACCTCTCGCTACTAAATCACAGATATATTTAATACACATTCCCTTACTCACAGGGGGATCGGCCATACTAACCTCCATCACGGCTCCCTCTTGAAATTTACAAGATGCTGTATTCCATATATTTAATACGTCCCGGCTGAACTCCGACCGCCTCCGACTCTGTGTATATACTTGTCTTGCTCTGTTTAGCTCCATAATACTGCTATATCATTTTACAAAAAATAAACTTCAATTTTTTAAAATATACCAATAAAACGCCCCGTTAAGATGTTAAGATGTTAAGACTTTTTCTGAAACTATTTTAGATTTATTTTATTTTTTACTATATATAATAAAATAATTTTTCTACACGCGACTTATAAAAAAGATATTAACTTATTAACTTATTAACATTATATTAACATTCTAAATTATATTAATAAATTAGCTTAAATAAATATCTATTCTATATAGTATATAAATGAGCGTAAATAACGACCAGAGAGATACTATCATAAGCCTACTTAATAATGTAATTAAAAAGAAGAACCCCAAAACAATACAGACTTACGTAGATAATTATTTACGGGCAAAAAAAGAGGTTGATTTTACTGACCCAGATAAAACAGAAGATTATTTAAATAAAAAAAAGCCATCTACTAAACACCAATATCTATGGTCTATATTAACTATTATTGAGTTAGATAAGGAGAAATATGAGAAGACGATTGAGAGGCTAAAAGAGATGGTTGATGTAAATAAAAAAGAGATTAATAGTCACTACAAAGAACAGCGTAAAAATATAAAAGAAAATGAGAACTGGCTTACACTAAAAGAATTAGATACACACAATAAAAATTTAAGGAGTATGGTGAGAATGGATACTAACGGATGGAAACAAGCTCCTAAAAATAAAACACAAAATGAGGCTTGGATGCTTACTAATCTCTACACATTAGATTTAAATAACCACCCGCCGATGCGTATTGATTATAATATGGAAATTATTCATAAACCAGAACAAGTACAAGAGGGCAACAACTATTTACTCGTTCATAATAAAACTCGTAAAGAGTTTATTTTTGGAGATTATAAAACAGCGGGGGCTTACGGACAAAAAAAAATACCCCTATCCCGTAAAATGAATGCCGCTATGAACCTCTACCTATTACACCATGACTCAAAATGGCTATTCCCAGATAGAAGTGGAAATAATATTACAAAAAATGCATTACAAAAAAGAATCGCAAAAGCCTACTCGGGAACCGGTAAAAAAATAGGTGTATCCATGCTACGACACATCGTTATTAGCGAAATGGTTGATACTGGTGCGCCAATCAAAGAAAAAGAAGAGTTCGCCGATAAGATGGCTCATTCTACCGCCACACAAGAAATTTACAAAAAGTTTAATTAATGAGTTTAATTAATTAAATTATTTTATTTAGTAAATATAAATGGCGATTATATATAAATTAGAAGCGGGAGGTAAATTATATGTAGGCTCTACAAATGATTTAATGAGAAGAAAAAGAGAGCATCGTGCACGGGCATTCAGTTTAGAAACGAAGCAATGCTTACATAATAAATTATACAAGGCAATTAGAGAGGCCGGGGAGTTTAGTATAGATGAATTAGATATATGTGAAGATAAACACGCTACAAAAATAGAACAATATTGGATTACTTATTTAAAACCAGAATTAAATAGCAACTGGGCAATAGGAATGGATCCGATAAAACATTCAAAACGATATAATAAATATAAAAATATTATTAGACGATGTGAGGTATGTGAAAAGAATATAGGATATTATAATTGGTCTTACCACGTACATTCTCCGAAGCATCTAAAATGTGTTGAAATTAAAAATAATATCTAAATGTATGTATATATGGCTGATGTACTGGGCAGATATAATACGGCGACACAAGCATACGGAAATTCAGTGGGTTCTGCCAACGAGTTCCAAAAAGGTTATAATGCAACGCTTTATGAGAACCAATTAAGCGAAAATGCGAACTATAAAAACGCTGTAAATAAACGTAATCAAACAATTAGAGATGCAGCGGCGTTGACTAAACAAGCTAAACAAGTAGCTCAAAATAAAGTAGCCATGGCAGTAGCCGGCGATAAAGAACAAGCCTCACGAGTAATTGATGCCGCAGGAGGCACCATAGCCGGAATCCAAGCCGCCAAGGCGATACGAAATAGAATTAGAAATATAGGAAAAAAAGAAAATAAGGGAGATAATGATGAAAAAGGCGATGGCGGAGGTGAAGATGAGGGGCCCGCTACTGAATCACAGGGAGCAACAGGAGGCGTTGAGGCCGCCGAAGATGTATCAGCTCCGTCACGTGATTTAGGCCCAAGCGCCAGCGGTTCAGCCGAACAACCCGTAGAGGAGAGCATGTTCGGAAGCGGACAAGGTGAGTTCCCAGTATCACAGGGCTCTAATTTTCCCGGTATTGTAGACCCCGCTACTAAATCAGTTCCAGATAGGATGGGTATTGATACATCTCAATATTCAGGATTAGAACAACGAGATTTAGGATCAGTTGAAGATTTTAATAAAGTTCAGAATGCAAGATATGAGGCGGCAACAACCGGCGAGGAGGCTGGAGGTGATTTTGCTACTGAAAGCGCAGGAGCATTAGCCGGAGGTGTTGGGGGTTCAGAGGGCGCCGCCATAGCCTCACAAGCAACAGAGGAGGTCGCCGCTGGTATAGGTGAAACAATAGGTGAATATGCAGGAGCCGCATTAGCATTAGCACCCGAAGCCGTAGCCCTCGTCGGTTTAGGAGTAGGTGTTTATGATTTATTCCATCACCATCATCATAAAGCTCCTCCGCCAGATTTATCACAAGTACCAAAAGTTCCAACAGCTCCCCCGCCACCACAATTAGAATCAGCTACACAGGGCGCGACCAAAGATATAGCCAATACACGAGCTGAATTTACAACCCCATCTTATGACTCAGTCACAGACACCGCGGGGTCAATCTCTGCATTTTAAATATTTTTATATTTTATGGACTCTACTGAAAAAGAATTATTAGATATGGGAGATCATTTTAAAAAATTAATTAATCAACGGGACGAGAAAATAGAGAGATTATGTAAAACTATCGCATTATGTTATGGGTTATGTAGGTGTGTAGAAGAAGATCCCGAATGCGCATCATTATGTATCAGTAGCCTACATCAATATTTAAATTTAGAGATAGAGAGATTAATGGGAATTAACGAATGAAAAAATCTAATCTAATATTAGTTGATGGCTCGCAAAACCGCAAAAGCTGTATATAAGAATTTAACCCAGCGGGACTTATTTGTGATGATACTCAAAGCCAAAATATTAGAAGAATTAATACATAAGACTAAACAAAAAGAAGATGAAAAAGCGGGATGGTGGTTTTTTTAGAAAATTGAAGTAGATTTTTAAATACTTATGGTAAGCGCTATGGCTCACACACACAGCAAAATAATTTATTGTGTTGAAAATATACACATCTTCCCTACACCTCGCCCCACACAAAAGGATAGGGCATTTATTAAAAGGTTGATGCCCAAAAGAAAAAACACGGCTGATGCCTTAATTATGATAAAGTATAGTTATGAATATGATGAATGGGTAGTTAGAAAACAAGATGGAGCAGTATATATACTGCCATGGTGATTAGATATAAAAAGTAATCTGATTTTACAGGGCCCACAGAAAAAATTGAAGTGGATTTTTCATTTTTCTATATAAGCCCCCTAACACAGCCAACTAACAAAATGACGAACGCACAAAGCAAAATCATCTACGGAGAGGAGAACGAACACATTTTCCCCAAACCTACACCATCTCGCCGTGATATATTAAGACTCAAAAGTCAATTTACTACAAATATGAGATACGTGAAGGCCGGTAAAAGGAAATGCATGCGGATGGGCGGATCTGGACAATGGGATATTATAATTAAATTTTGTTATATCCGCAACGAGCACTATATTGAGCACCACTATTCCATCCTACCCAACGGCGATGAATATTTTTAAAAGATACTAATAAAATAGACTGATACACTTATATATTTTTTTGTGTATTTTATATATAAATGTCGTCTACTATGAAGAACTTCCGAGCTATTATAGCAACACATAATACACCAGCTCTCCGTAAATTTGTTAGAGAGAGTAATTTATCTACTACCGGAATGAAACGCGCAGAGATTATAGCTTTAATGGAAAAGAATTATACACGATTTTTACACGTTAAGCCTAATACAGAGAGATATAAAAGAGGTAAAGCTAAACCAGCTCCGAAAGCTAAAAAAATGAAACTAAAAAAACCTACATTAGTCGCGCCGCATACTATGCACGCCAAGGCTAAATTTAGGGCACATTATGATCCATTCCTTACTAAAACATTAGATACTCCGCTGGGTACCCCGATGACTCCATTCCTTAAAACACCTAAAACACCTCTACTTAAAACACCAAAAGGCCCCGGACCCAATCCCCTTAAAGCCGTTCAACTAAAATCTATGTATTAGACGTTGACGATAATTTAGCGAATTATGTTAGGATATTTTTTTCTCAACATAATTTATAATATGTTTAGAGCCGCACCCGCCGCAAGCCAGTTTATCCCACTTAAAAAAGTGCAAGTTAAACCAGAAGCACAGGTCACTTATAACCCAACTACTGAAATCCAAGCCCGGTTCCATTTTCCCCAGTATTTAGGATTTATGGATCCGCGCCAGAGCCACATGGAAGGAGACCTTAAAATGACCGGCCGAGGACACCCGATCCCCAACCCCCGAGCCGGCTTTACAAGCCTTATTAGGGACTCACGCCTACAATCCGGCGATGGTATAGCTACTATTGAAGAGATTTTAGATCTTAATGTTCTAACCGCCCAATGGTGGGGATGGACAAGTAATGAGAGTATTAGAAATAAAAGGAGTTTATTTGAAGGACAAGAACTTAACTCAGCACAGCAAGACTCACTATATTATACCGGAGATGCTGATTTTACCGGCCCCGGTAAAAGACTAACTGCTAATCAGACAGCGACTACCGTTCAGATTGAGAGCCCCTTATATACCGGTATTATGACCGGTAAAGTGTTCCCACTATTAGCCACATCAGGCCTACGCCTACTACTTACACTTGAATCAGCCGAGAGAGCTTTATCATTTAAAACAGGCGAATTTGGTGTAGCGAATAAAAACACAGCCCGAGCCGAGCTACTCGCCGTAGGACGAACCCCTACATTAGCACAGCTCCCAGCCGTGAATCCACCAACCCCCAAAGCGGCAGCAGCGAATGAAACATTTAGTATCGGTGTAGCCGGTGTGACCCGGGACAACCAAGTTCCATCTAATGATAATCCTTACTCAATAGGCGATAGGGTTTATGTTCTTACAGCAACAGGAACTAATCAGGGAGTTATTGTAGCGATTAAAAACGGAGCCGCACTTGATGCCGCAGAGGGCGGAGCACTTGGAGAGGCAATTCTCGCTCTTGAAATATGTTGGGATGTAGGCGTAGCAGCAGCCCTACCCCATGCGATGGCCGTAGGCGACCCGATTATAGTTGATCCCGGTGATAGAATGAACGGCATTACCCCCACAGCGAATGAAGATGTTGATGCAGCTGTTGAAGCGGCAATGGCTGAAAAAGTAGGCTACACATTAGACAACTTCCAGTATATCGTAGGACAGGTAAGCCCACCCGAAGGATACGTACAAGCTCTTACCCAACAGATACAGAGTGATAAGGGGCTGGCGATGGATTTTAAGACATTTTCACTATATAAATTTAATTTAACCAGCGTCAACGGATTATCAACACAGCTTATCCCAACTAACGCCATGAGAGCGTATAGCTGTTTAAGTGTTCCCATACCACAAGACGTTTATACACAGATTGAAGCTGATAGTTTAGCCGGTGTAGTTGACGGCGCCAAAAATTATCAGTATGTATTAGGCGGAAACCTTATCCCCGACCGCCCTATTGAATTAGATAGATACACACTTAACCCACCACGAACCGAAGCCCTACACCTATTAGAGGCAGAGAAGGCGCTTGTTAATTGTGGATACGCTGTTAGAAACTTACAGAGAGTAGCCGACCGATTTATTATAGGCAGAGGATTTAGCCGTTATGGCCAAGTAGCCGATCTTAATGACCGCTCATTATCTCTACGAGTTCTTTATCAAGGAGCCGAAGATCAGAAAATTTATAACCATTATATCTGCCACCTCCGCAGAATGACTGTCCGACAGGGCAAAGTTGAGGCATTTTAAGAAAAATATTATCTCATTATAATTTAAATGAATATAGCCAACAAGGAGAGAGCACAAATCTTCCCGGTCAACCAGCCCGCCAATAACACATACTCATTTAAGAATGGGTTCCCAATATGCACCTTCCAAATAGCGAGCCAGAATAAGCTACTTGATACTAACTCACTACGACTTAATGGTGTTTTACGATTACAGGACAGCAACGGCGCCCTACCCACTAATACCGTAGCCGCACTACCTACAAACGCTACTACGGGAATCGCATTTAATGAACGTATAGGTTTAGCAGCAGCACTTAACCAGATTACTTTATCAAGCCCAGAGAATAATAGGACATTAGAAGTTATTAGGAATTATGGTAGATTTTTAAGCAGCACCATGCCCGTTATGCACTCACAAGATGATTATGATACTAATTTACAGATAGGCAACCCAGCCACCGGTAGTAAATCATATCAGGCAGCCAAAGCGTGTAATAATGAAGTTGAATTTAGCATCCCCCTACGCACCGGCCTATTAAGTAGCGGTCAACGGCTCCCTATGGGGCAGAACGGCCTACGGGGCCTTACTATTGAGCTACAATTAGCGCCAGACTCTAACGCAATCTCCGGCTATGCGGTATATGACCAAGTGACTGCAACAAAAACTAAAATTATATCTACTACAATTAATCAGGGAGCAAGCTATGAATTAAAGAATTTAAGCTTATCCTACGATTTACTTGTTCCAGATGAGGAGGGTTTAGCCAGGCTCTCAGTCCCGGCAACCGGACAACTAACATACAACTCTGTTAGTCAGATTTACGGAGTTCTTAATAGTAGCGATCAGACACAAAGCTATAATTTAGGAACTTCAAGAACATTAGCCATCCACCACAACTTTATACCAACAGAATTTATTAATAATTATAATGAGGACGGATTTGGAACTAATAAGCTCCTTAAAAATAATGGTACCGAAGCCGTTATTAAAAGAGTGACCTTCTTACGAGGAGGCCAGAAGTTCCCACTTGATTATGACCTATTTGTAGAGCAGCAAGGCAACGAGAATAGGCCCCAGAGTGAATTAGAGAGTAAATTTATGGATAGTATTAAGCCATATCAGAGTATTACTCACACATTAACAAGTACATACACTAATAATAAATTTAGTGATGTGACTACATTTGAGAGTGTTCCCACTGAAAATGATCGTAATAGAAACGGACCTCCCGAGCAGACCGACACACTACCCGACCCCGAACCAGTTTTCGGAGTAGGAGTTAGACTTGATCCATTATCTAATGTTGGCGTTGATTATAGAAATGTTCCTTACGCGATTAGAATTATTAGCGAATTAGATAATAACTACCCCAACTCAATTTATACATACACCCTCGCCCAAAATACATTAATGTATAGCCCCCAGGGTATAATGGTACAAAATTAGAAAAATATTATCTCAATATAAATTAAATGAGTATCCCCGAAGCATTAGCAGTAAAACCCATGTCCTCCGTTGATACTATGGATATAGACACCAACGTCCTAAATCCCGTTGTTAGAACAGATACATTTATGAGATTTGTCTTGATGAAAAAAGGTATTTTAGACGCCGGCTCTTGTTTAGCATTATCATTTGATGTTGGTGATACAGAGGCTGTATTACCAATCTCAACCGGCATCCACGCGCTTATTAAGCAGTGTGTTTTACGTATAGGCTCCAAAGTTGTAGCGGTGACCGACTCCTACCCCGAATATGCAACTATTAGGCGCCAGTTCCAGACACAGGAAGAGAAAAGCCAGAAAGATATGGTTAGAGCCGGGACTATGGATAGTATTTGTCCCGAGCGTGATGTTGTAGGAGGTACAGGCGAATACTCCCTCCGAGATGTAGCCCTTACTGACCCAGGCGCCGGTATTTTAGAACCATTTTCTCAATTTACAACTACATTAAGCGGATCTGATAATAACCAGTATTACATTAAATTAAGCCAATTGTTCCCCGCGATGAGGAATGTAAGCCTACCACTATTTTTAATTAATGAACCATGTTCTATTGAGATTACATTTAATAAGCAGGCAAACGTTCCAGCTGAAAACGGCAAAGTAGCTGTTTTCGCAAGCACAGCCGGAGCAGTAAATGCAAATGTGAATGTTAATGATGCAGTATTTTTAGCTGACTATTTAACCTATACTGATGATAGGATGGGTAGGCTCGCGCAGATGGTTATGAGCGATGAAGGGCTTGTAATACCTTATTTAGATGTTGTGACTACAAATACCAACTTCCAAGCCGTAGCCCAGCCAGCATTAGGCGCTGTGACCGAGAATCAAGTTATACACGATTTAGGATTAGCCGGTATGAAAGTTCAATCTATATTAGCTCATTATCACGACCTCGCCGCCGATGAAAATAATGAGAATGTATTAGGACAATATGGCAGTAAAGCCTATACCCAGCCTATTAGGTATAATATTAGGGTTAATGATAAACAAGTATATCCTATTGATTTAGAGAGTGAAACACAGAAAGCTCACCAATTATCCCAAGTGTTCGGAACCGATATTAATGTAGGCTCCGGACAATACAGCTTTAACTCCCTTGTTAATAAGGCGAGTAATGTGAGGGCCAACGCACAGAGAAATAACCAGTTTTTTAATGATGGCGGACTATTTGATGATGGCGGAGGCAACCCCGATCTTGAACTACGCAAGATGCAGGGCAACTCACATTATATGGGTTGTGATTTTACCATAGACGGAGGCGCAGGACAAGGCGTTATGGTAGGCCAGACACCTATTAGGGTTATTAATAATGTGACCCACCAAAATGACGACTTCGCGGGCCGTAATGTGACCTACTTCTCTATTGTTGAGCGACAGATGGCTATTAGGGGAGGTAATGTTATGGTAAGCGGTTAATTAAATGATTTATAAACTATATTAATAAAAAATTGATTTAAAATAATAAACGGATTATATATATATCAAGATGCCGAGAGGACGCACGAAAGGTAGTTCTAACTTGTATAAATATAAATATGTTGTTAAAATGGAGAATAAAAAAAGATATTATAAAACGATTAATCAGATTAGAGTTGAGAACCCCCAGATCAGCAGGGATAAACTAAATAAGATGCTAAATTACCCGGAACTCGTCCAGAATACTGGAGACGTTGAGGTAATACGCCTAACCACGCCCCTGCCCGTATTTGAGAAGGTAATTGATGAAGAAACTGGAAAAATAAATTATAAGTTAATACTATATGGTGACGAATAAAGAAAAATACAATAGAAAATATAAATATCCAAAAGGTACATCTCACTCCATGGCCGACATAGCTAAAAAAACAGGTATTAAAAAATCTATCTTACAACAAGTATATAATAGAGGTGTAGGAGCTTGGAAAGGTAATCCGGCAAGTGTAAGATTAAAGAGCGGTAAAAAAGCCCCAAGTGCACCGCGATCAGCTAAAATGGGAAAAGAACAATGGGCAATGGCTCGTATATATAGTTTTGTTATGGGAGGTACAACACAAAAAACAACAGACGCTGATTTATGGGCTAAAAGAAAATAAATACTCAATATATGTATATCTTGTATTTATTTGATTGGTTTAGCACGAGATGGAAATATAAAATATTAGGATTATTATTATTTTTTTATCTTTAACAATATTATATGACCGCTTGGACTGACTTCCTTAAAAAATATGCAAAAGAGAATAATATGAAATATAATCAAGCCATGAAAAGCTCAGCCGCCCGCGCCGCCTACAATAAATCCAAGGGTGTTAAACCCGGTAAGAAAGGCTCCGCATCTAAAACTGATAAAGGCAAAGAAAACTTTACTACAAAGAAAGGAGGCGCCCGTAAAACAGCGCGCAAGGCCTATGAAGGAAAATCATAAAGCCTCCTCTCTCTCAATAGGAGTTAATTCAATACCCGTATCAGGCTCAACATCAGGGACTTCCCTATCACAAGTCCACAAGCCAAAACAACAACTTATATTTTTACACCGACTTAATTGTATTTGAGCTATTAAGCCGGTGAATACTGAACCACAAGTTATAATTAAAGCCCCTATCTCTGCTCCCGACCACATTCCCTATAAATTAAGGAAATATTTTTATTTAGGTCAATTAATTAATTATATTAAATAAAATTGATTTAAAAA